CTAGTTTTTCTCCGCCAACAACAGGGGAATTACTGCTGTTGTGATTGATAAATACATCGCCATCCTGCGTAATCCTCATCCGCTCCGTCGGAGAACTCGCCCCATCCGCAGTAGTGGAGAACACTAATCGAGTTGGTTTTGATGATGCGCTCCAGGTTCCGCCGTCTCTATCAGCAGAGATAAATGCACAGTTTGTGTGCTCCGAGTCGCTAAAAAGAACAAGTCCAAGGTTGGCACCACTTGCTGGGGCATTTGTTCCTGCAGCTAGACGTAGGTGTGCGCCACCAGTAGGCGTGCCTCCATAACCTTGGAAAAGCGCGGTGGTGTTACTAGAAGTCGAAGACGTGCCAACTAACAACCTGCCGGAGCTGTCGATGCGGGCGCGTTCGGTGCCATCCTTGTTAATAGCAATATCACCACCTGATGTTGCGTTCAGGAAGTAAGAAGCAATCGACGGGTAAGTAATCTTGACTTGGTTGCCAGCACTGCTTTCGATTGTTAAGGGTGAGCCAGGGCTCGTAGTGCCAATCCCTACACGGCCTGTGGGGTCAATACGAATTGCATCTACGGCAACACCCGCGTTATATGTCACAAAGTTGATCTTGCTGCTATTAGCACCATTTCTGGCTGCCACAAGTCGCATTGTGTCAGTAGCCCAATCAATCAACGCGCCATCAGATGAAGTAAAAGAAGTGGCGTTAGAAGTAAGTCTTATCGCGCCAGCGACACTTAACCTTTCATCAGGGACACTGGACCCTATGCCTACGAGCCCTCCCGACGTGATGCGGACAAACTCATTGCTTGACGAAGCGCCAGTGCGAGTGCGGAAAATTAAATCGCCACTCGTAGCACCTGTCCGCTGAACAGATAACCCCCACTCCGCGATATTACCTGATGTTCCAGCCCGTAAAACAATTCCGGCCTCGTTAGTACCGCTCGACTGATTTGTGTGTACGATTTGTTTATAGATACTTGTCTGCGTTCCAAGAATTGCCCCCGTTGTGTAAGCGTTAGAACTATCAGTGTCACTAATATGCAGTCTTGCACTAGGTGCAGTATTAACTCCAACATTCCCACTCGCGTCCACGAACAACCTGCCAGACCCACCAGTGCTGATGGCTACTTGGTCTGCGCCAGGTGAATAAATGCCGGTATTGGGATCACCAGTAAATGTCAGCGATGGTGCAGATGCGCTGCCAAGCGGCACACTGAATCGCTCGCTGCTGGTCCACGCATCGGTGGAATCGACCCAGTTGATCGTTTTATCGGTGGTGCCTTTCAGCGTGATGCCACCACCATCGGCCGTTACATCTGTAGGTGTTGCAACGTCACCAAGGATGACATTTTTATCCTCTACGACAAGATTTTGAGTATTGATATTTGTAGTAGTTCCATTTACTGTTAAATCCCCAGTGATGGTTACTGAAGAATCAAATGTTGCAGCTCCGGTTACATCGAGCGTGCCGGGAATATCAACGTTATCTGTCCATTCAACGCCAGTACCAGCGGCATCAGTCTGCAGAACTTGACGGGCAGCGCCATCAGCAAGCTTGCTAACAGCAATTTCAGCATTGGCGGCAATATCTGCGTTTGTGATGCTGGCGTTTCCGCCGACAACCACAGTTCCGCTCTGGTTCGGCAGCAGAATCGTGCGGTCTGCAGTCGGATCGACCACGCCAAGTGTGGTTTCAAAGCCATCGGCAGTGCTGCCTTCAAACGTCAGCGTGCCAGTGGTGCCGATTTCTAAGTTGCCGAGAACCGTGCCACCGGAAACAATCGACGGGAAATAGGCAAGGCTGCCCCAGGTGCTAGAGCCATTGCCGATTTTAAATTTCTTGGTATCCGACTCCAGTCCCAGTTCGTTAGCGAGCAGTACCGGGTTTACGGATGTCCAGTTAGCAGCCGTATCAGCCCGAATCTGCAGGCGTACTTGAACTGTTGTTGGGGTTGTCACTGGCTCGCGCCTCCGCCTTGCAAAATAAGCGTAGCTGTAACACTAGCGGTAGCGCAATCAAGCCTAAAAGGCTGGTAACCAGTAAATGCGAAGGATGTAAAAGGCGTTGTCACCCGAACATCAGCCGTTCCGTTATCCAAAATGTACGAGAGATTTACGCCATCAATGACGCGCAGGCTAAAACTGACGTTGTAATGAAGCCCAGTGTGCTCTTCCTCTGGTGCCGATGCGTAGCGATAGAGCGAACTTGGCGATACGACAGTTAAACCGCCCCAGATTTCCGTTGGAACTGTGAAATACTCAAAGGCTGCCTGAACGCCAAGGTAGTGCTGCCTAAGTGTTTCAACTTGAGCTTGGGTCAATCCCCGATAGACGATGCGCAGAACTTGATTGTTGACCGCTTTACTGTGGCGGAAACGAATAGGACCAGCAAAAGTAGAAACCTCGCTGATGTTGGCACGGCCCATATCAAAGCCGATTTCGTTTGGAACCAGCGTCGGAAATACGGTCATAACGTGTACGGCGCCACTAGCTCCAGTTCAACGCTAACGGAGATCACGTCAGGCGTATAGGTTGTGTCAGGTGCTTTTGCGTAGATCCAGCTGTAGCCAGAGGGGAATGTCAGCCCAGAGCCCAAAAGCGTGATTGCGTCCAGATCAAATGGGTCGAATCTTCCATGTAGCATGTAGTGACTTGTGATCTCAAAATGCTGCGCTTGTGTCAATCCAGTAAATCCAAGTCGTAGCGTGTAGCCGTTGACGACATTGGCGTGGCGCACCATCAGTTCGTCACCGTCAAGAGCACTCAGCGGTGTTGCTGGCGCGGCACCTGGCGTAAAGGTACGTGACTGAGGGTTTAGTGCTGGGAAATTAGCCATCAGTTGTTTAAGTCCTCGTCAGTAAATCCTTCCCATTCACTAAGAACTGTAGATTGGTTGTTGCTAAATTCCCACTTGCCTGTGATTGCATAGCTGATGCCTTGGGCGGTTGTGCTTGGGCAGAATATGTAGGGCATTGTGCTGTAGTCATAGCCATTTTGCGCCAGTCCACCCAATATCTTTGGATACCCTCCAAAGCCAACGCTGTTATCCAAGGCTTCAACAGAAGCCCTCCATTCAACGTAAGGATCTCCTAAGGCTGGGCATGTCCAATACGTATTTTCTGCGTTGGCATAGTCTGCGCCAAAATCAAAATGTGGCGACTCAAGCGGATATGTACTAAGCATAGTTGTTTGCCAAAGAGGTCCAATGGTTACCGGGCCTCCGCTTGAAATCCATGTAGATGTGTATTCGGTGGTCGTATCATTAAGTCCGTTGTATATCGTGCCTGTCCATCGAACATAATTAAAGGAATTTGTGTTCGGCGTAACTGAGCTGGTCGCGCTTGTCTGCGGTCCGCTACCCGGACAAATGGTGTCTGCTTCGATGGTGTAACCAATATCAGATGCACTAGCTGTGTAAGTGCTGGAACTTTCTCCGGTAAGTTGCTCTTCTGTGATGTAAAATCTATCGCTTCCACGCCGTCTATACCAAATAACCCTTGCATTTGGGCACGTTGGTGAAATAGTAAGTACATCATCAACCGCAGGGCGGTCTACGTCGCCCAATGGACCAGTGCCGGTAAAGCCTGTGATCGCTGGCGCGGTTTCTTCAATCGGATCTTCTGGATTTGTTGTGTCACCGGCTGGACTGCTACCGCCTGATGCGCCAACAACGTTGTTGCGTCCCCCTGGAATCGTTGCACCGTCGGGACCGAATGCAATCGGCGTGGTGTTAGACGTAATCGTCGGAGTCGGTACGGTGTATTCAAAATTATCCGGGTCAGGAAGAATCGGCGGATCAGGGTCTGGCGTATTGGCAATGCTCGAACTGTCTGTGCGACGCCCAGCAATGTCGCAAGAAAAATCTGTTCTGCCAGTCGCCATCGTGTAACCAGCGCCAACAGCCTCGGCAACTTTCAATGCCACAAGGCTGCGGTTTTGTTCATCAATCGGGAAGTGCGTTAGGTCCAGAGTCACAGCGCCGCTGGTGGCTTTGCTGATGCGGTCTACTTCGTAATAAAAATCGTGGATTGCGTAATCAGTAACGTCTGTCTCCCGTACTAGTTGAACACGCACAATGTCGCCTAGTTCCAGTGTGCTATTGAAGGCACCGGGGCGGACTTGGATGCGCAGGCTGTGCGTAATGTATTTGCGGCGAGCGGCGTAGTAAGTGCCGACCTTGACCGCGTGATTCTCGGAAGCGCAGTATTCGCTTAGGTCGTACTGCTCGTATGGACCGGTCAGCGCTTCGCCAGTAAAACGCACTTCAGTTGTGCGGATGATGCCAATGTCGTCGTCTGGCTGCTGGCGCCACAACACCACGATGCAGGCCGGCAGGCGTTGCTCCAGTGGTACATAGTCGATCTCAAAGCCGTTGGGCAGGAGATCGTTTTCGCTGAATTTGTACTCAGCCGTGATTGCTGTTGTTTTAATCGTGTAATCGTTATTGATCGGCAGCCGTGGTTTGAGGATTTTCTTCCCGGCGCGATCACAGAAACGCAATAGGAATCCTGCGCTCGTGTTATACAACCATTCCTCAAGGTTGGTGGACTTTTGAACGATGCCGTTAAACAGTAATCCGTTTGTGTTTGTAAATTGAGCAGCGGTCAGCATCGCTGCCGAGTCGATCAACGTGCTAGGCACACGATTCGTTTGAGCGATTAGGTACAGGACAAGATCGACAAAGTTATTGCTAGAGCCAACGACGCTATCAATGATGCGCGTTACCTGCATCCCATTACGCACGAAGACGTGGACCTGTTTGTTCCAAGTGTCGTCTGCATCGGCGTGCGTGTTTGTATAACTCAGCGTCGTCATATTGTCGTAACTTCCGCTGGTGCCGCAGTAATAAGGGCAGTTCCAGGGGGTTTTACCAGCGACGACGGTTACCGTGTTACCCGGGTTCCAAGTGCCTGCACGAGCGTCATACGCTTGAGCCCAAGTACCAACACGGCAAGCCCGCTGGAAGACATCACGGACCTGAACCAGAGGCAGCTGCCCCTCGCTCAGAACAAGCTCTAGGTTTACGGTTAGTTCGTTTGTAACGGCGTTGTTGCTGTATGCCGCTTCGGTTGCTTTAGGGCTAACCAACACGCCACCAATGCTGTCGATACGACGGCAAAAAACAATCGGAATTGGCTCGCCTAAAACAACTGCCTGCTGATCAGAGTCAAGTGAAGTGGCGCCAGCGGCTGCGGTATCCTGCAGTGGCGTGCTGATCGCCTCGCTCTGTGCACGAGAAACGAAAAGCGGCTCTGTGAT